CCTGTTATCGTAGATGACCTGATGTTATACGTAGATGAGAATAATATTGCTCTTAAAAATAAAACATTACATTAAGGAGTTATATGAAATATAATGAAGACAAAATAATACAAGAAATATCCGATTACATTACAAGTACATATGGTGAACACTATAGTACCACAAAAGACGGATTTCAAGTACAAGATATGTTAAGACAATTAGGTATTGATAAAGATTTTTGTCAAGCCAATGCTATCAAATACTTGTGTAGATACGGTAAAAAGAATGGTAAGAATAGAAAAGATTTATTAAAAGCTATTCACTATATTATATTACTAATGAGTAGTGAGGGCGAAACTAAATTAAACTAATAACAAAAGGACTATAATATGAAAATAGATACAAACGTTTATCCTATGAAGGAAGATATAGGTAAAAACTTATACAGAAAAAAAACTTTTTATAAACTCGTTGTTGAACAAGATGTGTTAGCAACAGATAAAGAAGAAGCTGATAAGTTATTGAGTGAATGTGGTATAGATTATTCACAAATTAATAATTCACTTGCTGAAACAAAAAATGGTGTCGAAACTTATATGGTAGATGCTGATTATAGAGATACTGGCGACACAGAATATATTGGTAAAGTTGTTTATGATTTATCAGACCCTTATGCTAAAGAAGAAGGTTATGTAGAACTAGATTCAACTGTTGAAGAAATGGAGGTTGTTAATGCTTAATGAGATAGTAACCATTGATATATTAAACTTAGCGTTAGATCAAATAGATGATGGTAGAGTTGCTGACGCTAGAGATACTTTAATTTCACATAGAGATAAACTACAAAACGAGATAGATCAATTTGAAAAGTGGGCAGAAACACAATCAAATATTGATACTTCGATACAACTAGAAGTTGATAAATCACTTGGAAAATAGACATACAAACATACGTGGACATACCGAATCATCAATCCTCGGTCATCCTCGGAAGAAAAAAATGACAAAAAACGTTGATTTTATTACATTATTTAAATGCTTGACAATTTCAATGTTTTCCTGTATATTATTAGTATTAACTTTAATTATGAAAGGACGTGACTATGCCACAATCTAACTTTAAATACGATAGAGATACTTTATTCAAAGAGTTTGAAGTAGCCAAACTTGCTGATATTAAGTTGTCTAAAAAGAAGTCATTAAAAGAAAAAGAAAATGACAAACACGACAACAGAATACAATTCTGTAAAGACCACATCAAATTAAAATCTACAAATCCTGAAGTTTATGATTTTGTTGATGTAAACTTTGAGAACTTACTTCTTGCTTATCAATCACCAAATCCTAGAGATCATTTTTATATGAAAGTATTTGGTAAAACTTATGCTGAAAAAATGTATGAGTCTAAAGAACAAGATTTAGAATCAGTTAACGATTAATTATGGGTTTAATTTATACACATAACTCTAGTGGTGCGATTCGTAAACTTCGTAATAAAAAACCTACGAAGTCTTACGTATCAGCATTAAAAGACCATATCAAATGGTTAAAGAGTTTAGGTTTAAATGTAAACAACAACGGTAAAATTATTCTTGCTAAAAGACAATCTACAAATATTTTAATAAACGAACAAAGACCAAAACAAAATTTTGTACCAGAACCTAAATCAAATCCTAATATGGGTAATGGCGGTACAAAAAAAGATGAGAGATGGAAACTAGAAATTAGTAAACAGTATTCTATCTTGCCAGCATATAACAAAGGTCCTTATATGGTGGTATCTAAAGGTGACCTAAAAACTGCTGGGAGAAAAGTATGAGAACATTGATGATGCTAACCATAATTACTTTAATGACTATGGCAATAGCTAAAAGTGAAGAGGCAACAATAGATACAAAAGTTAAAAATTATATTGTCAATGAATGGAATGATATAAAAGAATATCAAAAAATTAATTGGCAAAAAGGTAAAGAACAAACTGCTAATAATTGGAATACAATCAAGTCATTTTTTATAAAGGTAAAAAATAATGTTACACAAGATTAGTGATTTTTGTAATAAAATTGACACAATAAAAGAGATGTCAGATAAACTTAGGGTGATGAAGTATAGTCAACCTAAGGCTTCCGATACAGAAATTGATAATTTAATTTTAGATATACAATCACAAATGTATATTTTATCACAAGACAAACAAGATTATGCTAAAAAGAAATCTAAAAATACTAATACTGATAAGTTGTCTTATAAGCGTTAGTGCTTGTAATGTTAACAGATCACAAGTTGGGGCTACATTAGGTGGTGCTACTACCACGGCCAGCTGTGTTGCTTTAGGTATAAATGATCCATATTCTGTAGGTGCTTGTGCTGTTCTTGGTGCGTTTGCTGGTGCTAATATCATGTACAATTCAGATTATGATGTTCATTATGCTACATTTGTAGATCATTTAAATACAAGTCCTGGCAAATCATCATATACAAACTGGTTTAATGTGAAGACAAGAAATAGTGGTATTATTAAAACAAATTCATCATACTTACGAGGTCCGATTAAATGTAAAGATTATTCTGCTACTGTAGATATATCTAATAATTGGCCTTTAGTTGGTATCGGTGGAGTTAATAGACGAGAAGTTTTTGGCACAGTATGTCAAATGCCAGACGGACAATGGAAGGAGTTATATAATGGCTAGTCAATGGAACGAAAAAGTGAAAGAACTTGAATTACAAAAAGAAGAAATAGAACAAGAAAAAGAATATACTTCATCACAGGAAAAATTAGATTTTTTAGATGAACAAATACACGATTTAGAACATAGTATAAAAATTGTAAAAGGCTATGAATAAAAAAAGAACTGTATTGGTAATATTTTTAACACTTATATTAATACCAGTGTTATTAAATTATGCTTTTGCTGGAGAAAAAATTTTATATAATAAAATTAAAACTATTGAACCTGAAGATGTCAATGGTCAATATTGTTATGTAAAAGTAATCATTAAACAAAAAGATGATGAAATAGTAAAAGAAGAAATTTTGGAGTGTGCTGATGGTAAACGAGGTCCAGAAACACCAGGTTATTGGGATTTGTTTGCTGAATTTTATTACCATGATGTAAACACACCAGAATATTGTCGATATTATAGTCGACCAAATCACGCTTTTAAATCGTTCGGAAAAGTGTGTTTACAACAGAACGGTGAATGGGAGGTTAGATGATTAAAAATATAATCATTTTATCACTTCTACTTGTGATTGTATTAGGTTGGAGTGCTGATGACTTTTTAAATTACATATCAATGGCACTTGACAAATTACAAGAAATGGTGTATTATGTACAAAGTGAGGTGAAATAACTATATGATGAAAACAGTAAAACTACTTACAGTTGTAGCTGCCAGTTTACTATTGGCAAACTGTAGTACAAAATCTTATCAAATAAAGAGTGAAGATGGTAAGACATTAAATACGGTTCCAAGTTGGTATATGGCTAATTATAATGAGTCTAAAGCTTGTGATTTAAAAGTATTTGACAAAGAAGATAATGATAAAATGTGTATCTTTGGTGTTGGTACTTCCGTATCGCCAGACTTAAATCTTTCAATTGAGAAGGCAAAAATGATTGCTAAAGCTGAATTGGCAGATATTATTAAAGGCGAGATGAATAAACAATCAAAACAATTTATAACTGAATTAGGTAAAACTAATACAAAGACAGTTGTTAGTGAAGTTGAATCTACGTTTGTCAATGTAATTAAAAATACTCCTGTAAGAGGTTATGAAGTATTTGAGCAAGATGTAACTTTAACTAAACAAGGTTATTATCGTGCTTGGGTAGGATTAAGATTGCCAATGGGTGAGTTTAATAAGATGTATAATTATACCATAGATGAAGTAGTTGACGCTTATAATCTTAAAAAGAAGGCAAACGAATCTTATAACGAAGTGTTAGGAAACAGTGATGAAAATAATAGTTTACAGTAAACAAAACTGTGCTTATTGTGTTAAGGCGAAGTCCTTATTAAAAAATCTTCGCCTTGACTACACTGAAAAAAAGATGGAAGAATTTGCTTCTGTTGATGCTTTGTTAGAAGATATTGGCAAAAAAGTAAGAACTATGCCACAGATTAAAATTGATGGAGTATTAGTTGGTGGTTATAATCAACTTGTTGAATACTTTGTAGAAAAAGGCAAAGTTAACTTTAAAGGCGAGATTATTAGTGAGTGAAAATAAAGTAATACTTTTTCCCTTAGACCGAATAAAAAATAAAAATAATACAGGTCCTAGTGATACTAGTAAACAACAAAAAAAGATTGAACAACAACAAACAAAAGAATTTGTTGAAGCTGCTACAGATGATATTGCTTTGGATTTATTAAGAAAATTTGTAGATTTAGCCATTAGAACTAATACTGAAAAGTTTACAAAAGATTTATCTTTATTAGTAGATATTATGAGAGGTTTAATTTATAGAGATTTTAACCAATATCATCCTGCTCAGGATCTATCAGACAAAATTGTAACAGTTTCGTATGATAGACAAGGACAACAAGTAGCCAAATTGGATTATAGTAAAGTAATAGATAAAAAACATAAGATACATAAACCTTTAAGTGAAGATTTAAAAAATGAATTAGAAGGTTTGGATAGTAGTGTAGAGTTTGAAACTGATTTTAACTTGCCTGATGATGACAAGTAATAACAAAATTCCGTGTGGAATCGCCTACGCAGGTTGTAAAATAGTGAATGTGAAACCAAAAAGGAGAATATAATGTTAAATTATATCAAATCAATGTTCTCAAAAGACGAATTAGTATTCGTTACTAATAAAAAGAGAACAACTACCGAAGCTAGAGGTAGAAAAAAACTTTCTAAAAAACAGAAAGTATTAAACCTTTTATCAAAAGGTGAAAACGTAACTTGGAAAACAATCAGATCAAAATTTGATTTAGAATCTCCAAGAGCGATGATCGACACGTTAAGAGCTGAAGGTTATATGATCTACGGTAATAACGTTAAAGGTCAAAAAGTGTACAGATTAGGTACACCTACTAGAGCTATTGTTGCTGCTGGTATTCAATCACTGTATGGTACAAAGTTTAGATACAACAACCACAGTGTATCAGTTAAAAAATCAGACTTAGCGCCGATTGACGCCTAGTCACTTTGGGGTGGCGAGAAATCGCCACCCTATATAGTATTATGAATATAAAAGATAAAAAGAAAATTAAAATTGGTTATCAGAATTACGAGTTAGATTTCTGGCCTGAAACGTTTGCTAGAACAGAGCAAGCCGAAGGCGAGTTTTTTGCTAAAGATCAAAAGATTGGTGTACGTGATAATGATTTAAACAAAGTACATGGAGCTAATACAGTTTTACACGAAGTATTACATGGCGTAGTTTATCAATATGGTTTATGTGATGTTGTTAAAGAAAACGAGGAAAGACTGGTAAATACTATGGCAAACGGATTGATGTCAGTATTTGTTGATAATCCTTGGTTATTAGATTACTTTAAAACATCTATAAAAAATGATGAAACTTCTTCAATTAGTATTGGATCAAGTGAACACGTTGCTTCTGTAGCTTCAACATCATATAGTACAAGTTTTACACCTGTGGGTACAGGATCGTTAGACAATGATGTTAAAGTTACTTATTCTGTATATGGTGATAAGAATGATGAGTGAATTTAGATCAGGTATTTACAATCTGTTAAAAAAACTAGGCACAACTAGTGTTGGTCGAGCTGTTGTCTATACAATAGGACATATTGTTATTGCTATGACTTGTAATAGATTAATTACAGGTGCTGATTGGTCACTTGCTGGTGTAGATGCTATTGTAGAACCGATGGTAAACGGAGTATGGTATTATATGTTAGATAGATTATGGAGTAAAAATGGCAAATTATTATAGAGTTAGTCCAAAATGGAAAAAGTCTGTTTTTGAATATCAGACTTATAGAGATGAAGAAAAAAACATTTCATTTACAACGGAAGAGATGTATCGTTGGGGACATTGTGTCGTAAAAGTAGAAGAAGGCGAAGAACTAAACGACATTATCGGCGATCCAAATGATAGTAATAATGAATTTGAATTTGACCATACAATGGTTGATGACATAGAAGTTGATGACCAATGTTCTTTTTATTTTGAAAATCCAAAAGGTATTACTACTGAAGAATTAGATGAAAATTTTGAAGAAGATGGTTATGATTACTTAGAAAAATTTGGTGAGCCAGATGATTTTTATACAATATATCACGGTGAATTAAATGTAGAAGATGTAACAAAAGATTATGACAAGCCGGCAACAAACACTTAATAATAGAATGGTAAAAACATTGGCTGAAAATAATAAAGATAAACCAATGAAAAGAAAAGTAGATACTTATGAATATCAATCTTTAGCAGATTGTATTCGAAGTGACCAAGTACCGGCAAATCATATTGCTGAAATATTTACAGATAAAGATTTTTACAAATGGTATTCAGAAAAGTATTTTAAATGATATTAGTAGATTTAAACCAAGTCTTAATTTCTAACTTAATGGCACAAACACGTGGTAAGCCTGATGTAAAGCCAAATAAAGATATGATAAGACATATGGTTATAAATTCACTAAGAGGTTTTAATGTAAAATTTAAAAACGATTATGGTACACAAGTGTTATGTGCTGACGCAGGTAATCCTTGGCGTAGAGATTTCTTTCCTAATTATAAACACGCTAGAAGAAAAGGCAGAGTTGATTCTGCCACAGATTGGGACTATATATTTCAAGTAATAACGGAGATTAAAAATGAAATTGCTGAAAACTTTCCTTATGTCGTTATGTACGTTGAACGTTGTGAAGCTGATGATATTATCGGTACTTTGGTTAAGCATTATAGTGCTAATGAACCAATAATGATTGTATCTGGTGACAAAGATTTTATACAATTACAATCTTATCCTAACGTAAAACAATTTGCTCCTATACAAAAAGACTTTGTAGGTAAAGATATTGATCCTAAAATATTTTTACACGAACAGATAATTAAAGGCGATAGATCCGATGGTATTCCTAATATACTAAGTGATGATGATGTCTTTCTTACAGATAAAAAACAATCGCCTATTACAAAGAAAAGATTAGCTGAATGGTCAAATGTAGATAATATACCATTAGGCAGTCAGACTAAAAAGTATTTTGATAGAAATAAGAAGTTAATAGATTTATCACAAATACCAGGTTTGATAGAAAATGAGATACTAAATAAGTATAGACAATATGAAGTACCGAATAGGTCCAAACTATTTGATTACTTTGTCGAAAATAAATTGAAGTCCTTGATGGAAAATATTAATGACTTTTGAACATACGTATGGAGATATAAAATGGTAACAGATAATCCAAATCTAATTTCCAAAAAAGCTATGACGACTATGAGTAGTACGTCAGGTTCAGGTAGACCTTTAGTTAGTGAAATCTTTACAAAAGTAAATAACGCTAAAGATAAACCTAAAAAGATTGCTGTATTAAAACAGTACGATAGTGCTCCTTTAAGACAGATAATCAAAGGCGGTTTCGATCCTAAGATTGAATGGGACTTACCAGAAGGTGAGCCACCATTTATTCCTAATGAGGCGCCAGAAGGTACTGAACATACTTTATTGGAAAATGAAGCTAAAAGATTATGGCACTTTGTTAAGGGTGCTGATAAAGCAACAAATAAGCTTCAAAAAGAAACAATGTTTATTCAAATGCTAGAAGGACTACACGCTAGTGAAGCACAAGTCCTATTAGATATGAAAAACAAAAAACTTAACAAAACTTACAAGGGTTTTTCAGAATCAGTTGTCAAAGAAGCCTTTGGCTGGAACGACAATTTCGTAAAACCATAGTCAAATTAAGGGGTGTGCTATAATGGCGCCCCCTTAAATCATTGATTTATCTCACTTTTTTTCTTATTTTTTTAGTTGACAAACCACTTTTTTTAGTATATTATAAATATTATTAACCAAGTGAAAGGATACATTATGAGATATTTGATAACTTTAGCCACTATATTAGGATTGATTTTTTCTTTTCTGATGTATGGTGTGAAAACTGCTAACGCTGGCGAAGAATACAATAAGGCAGTTTTAGGTCACGTTATACAATCTACAGTAAATGGTACTAACGTTGATGTGAGTAAATTAATGGAAGGCGAGTTACAAAAACTTGCTCATCAATTTGCTATCGAATCTATTTCTATATTACAAGTTTATTTACCTGCTATATTAGACGGCGTTGCTGCTGATATGAGATTAAAAGCTGATAGTGAGTACAAATGTGCTTTACTTAAAGGTTCAAAGATTGAAGATAAAGAATGTCAATAATCAAGGAGAAAAATGACAAGAACGGAAAAAAAATTAAAGGTACGAAAGCTCTTTAAGAAAGATTTTTCCGTGAAAGCAAAATATAAAACAACATACAGCGATATTAAAAAGTATTTTAAAATTATTAATGATGTTGTATTTGATAATATATTATCTCCATTTAATGAAATTAAAATTAAACAAATTAAAGATAGACAGTTTAAATGTTGGGGACAAGTGTGTATTTACGAGTGGAAAAGAAAAGGCACAAGACAATATCATTTAGAGATGTTGCCTGAGTATCCAACGAAAAAAGATTTTGTGGACACGTTAGGACACGAAATGGTCCATTTATATCAAATGGCAAATGTAGGTGATAGTGGCAATCACAACGCTTTGTTTTATAGTTTTAAACCTAAACTAAAACAAATCGGTTTAAACATATAATCCTTGGGAGGGATTTTTTATTATGAGTAAAGAACTTGATAAGTACCTAAAAGATATTATCAAAAAAGTGCCTGAAACAATACAGGACTTTTTAGATGATAAAAACGGCGAATACTCAATGGTCTATTATACAGGCAATTGGCAAGATGACGTTTTAAATAATTTTACACAGATACAGGCAGATAAAATATTTGCCGAGATGAGGAAATTCCAAGACCAATGTTATTTCTTTCAGAAAAAAGTAAACGGACTAGAGTACGAAGACGCCAAAGAAAACAAATATCATACTTACGAGTATATTGTAAGGAGGTTTTAATGACTAAAAGAGTTAAAACTATTATCACTATTGCTGTATTATTTGTTTTTTCTGTATCTGCTAGTTTTATCTACGGTACATTTAAACCTAATACTTGGACATTACAAGAATACAAAACAGACATTGAAACAAAACACGCTTTGTGGGCAAAAGATTTAGGTCTTCACGCTCCTACAATGAGTTACAAAACAAATTTACAGTTTGTAAGTGAACTAAAAAAATGTGTTGATTTCTTAAACTTTCAAACACCACCTAATTTACGAGTGCCGATTGATATGTTAGTGGCACAGGCAGTATTAGAATCTGGTTGGGGAACAAGTCGATTTGCTGACGAGGCAAATAACTTGTTTGGTATTAGAACTTGGGATAAAGATAAGGGTGTTTTACCTATTGGTATGAGTGAAAAAACGCCTTGGAGAGTTAGATCCTTTGAAACTAAATGTGATAGTGTACAAGAATATATGAACTTGTTAAACTATCATAGTGCTTATGTTGACTTTAGAGAACTAAGAACTAAAATGTTTAAAAACAATGAGCAACTTGATGCTAGAAAACTTATAAAAACATTACACGCTTTTTCTACAACAGCAGATTATGACAAGAGAGTTATTAATATGATGAATCAAGTTGATGAAGTATTAATGAATGAGGACTGGAAAAAAATAGATGAAGAAAAAGAACTTGAAATCAAATTAAAAGATAAGCCAGAGATTCCTAAACAGAAACCCTAAATAATTCTATGTTCTTTTTACTCATAACATTTTTATCTGCTATAAGCATATCTGTAATAGCAGCCGGTTATTCTATTATAGGTTTAGCAGCCATATTTGCTGGTGCTACAATACCAATTATTGCTATGGGTTCTGCTTTAGAAGTAGGTAAACTTGTTGCCGCCAGTTGGCTTTATCAGAATTGGAAAAATAGTTTAGTTCCAAGACTTCTTAAAACATATCTGTTTATTGCTGTTGTAGTGTTAGTATTCATAACATCAATGGGTATCTTTGGTTTTTTATCAAAGGCACACTTAGACCAAGTTAAACCAGGTTCAAATAACACACTTCAAATAGAACTATTAGATAATCAAATCAATCAACAACAAAAGATTATTGACCGATCACAAAATACATTAAATCAATTAGACGCTGCCTTAGACAAATATATTGATATGGAATATGTAACAAGAGGTCTAAAAGAGAGAGAAAAACAAAAAGAAGAAAGATTAGAACTTAATAATGCTATTAAAAATGCGAGTAATGAAATTGCTACACTAGAAAACGAGAAGTTTAATTATCAAAAAGAACAACTAAAAATAGAGGCAGAGGTAGGTCCATTAAAGTATATTGCTGAATTAATCTATGGTGAAGATGAGGCAAAAAATCATTTTGATGAGGCAGTTAGATTAGTTATTATTATTCTTATATTTGTATTTGATCCTCTTGCCGTATTACTATTGATTGCTGCTAATATATCAATCAAAGAACGTAGATTAAAAAAGAACTTAGAAAAGACCAATGAAGAAGAAAGAATCAAACAGAATTTAGAAAGAACAAAGAAACAGAATCAACGTTTAAAGAAAAAAGAACGTGATTTTAAGAAGATGGTAGCGAGTGTAGGCGACCTAAAAGGTATGAGTGAAGACGAAATACGTGTAAAACTTGACCAAATATACGATTGGAACGAGAAAAAATAGGGTTGACAAATAGTCAGAAAGGTGATATAGTATAGATTATGATAACGATTGATGATATAAAAAGACTAAAAGATCCAGATAAACTTAAAAAACATAGATTAGAAAACTTAGCAAAAGCTTGTGCTGATGCTAAATCAAATGAAATGAAATCTATGTGGTATAACAAATTAATCGAACTAGGCAAACAATATAATATGTCAGATTATGTAATGAGAAAGTTGGTAGATTAATGAATATTTTTTACGTAGATAAAGATCCTGTTAAGGCAGCTCAAATGATGTGTGATAAACACATTATTAAAATGATTTTAGAATCTGCTCAAATGCTTTGTACAGCAAAAAGAGTTTTAGATGGTACAGAATATTTTGACAAAACTAAAAATGGTCGTAAGATTAAAAGATGGCGTTTAGATAATCCTAATGAAGAAGCAACTATTTACAAAGCTGGTTGGTTAGGTCACCCTAGTACACAATGGGTTTTGAAATCTGCTTATAATTACATATGGTTGTTTAAACATATGATGGCACTAAACGAAGAATATAAATTAAGATGGCAAAAAGATAAAGACCACGTATCAATAACAAAACTAGGTCAGTTGTTATCTGTTCCACCTAAAAATGCTAGAGTAGATGTAATAGGTACAGACGCTACACCTGCTATGCCTGATCATTGTAAAGTGCCAGGTGATAGTGTTGCGTCATATAGAAAATACTATATATTAGAAAAAAAGAGATTTGCTAAATGGGAAAAACCAAATGCGGTTATGCCAAAATGGTACAAAGAAGGAGTATATGAATGAGTATAACAGGTCCATACAATAGAGAAAATATGATAAGTGCTATAGAAGAACACGCTAAAGGTCATATTAAAAAACACGCTATGAATGTAGAAGTATATTTAAAAAATGCTGCTGGTGTCGGTGAACATCCTGATATTATAGAAGCAATTGAAAAAGAATTAAAAGTAATTGCTGAATACCACGATCAATTAGAGGTATTAAATAAATATTTTAAATAATGCCTACTTACGATTTTGAAGATACAAAGACCGGTAAAGTATTTACTGAATTTATGACAATGGATGAACGTGAGGATTATCTCAAAGCTAATCCTCATATCAAACAACTTATCAATTCCATAAATATTGTAAGTGGTGTTGGTAGTAATAGAACATTAAGTAAAGATAGTGGGTGGAATGAAACACTATCTAAAATTGCTGAAAAGCATCCTAATAGTGCTTTAGCAAAAACACATAATAAAAAAACGATAAAACAAAGTCAAACAGAAAACGTATTAGCAAAACACAGAGCGAGGAAAAAGTAATGGCAGACGATATACCAGATTATATGCGTGGTTTTGATTTAGATGATGATTGGGGATTTACGCCGATAACATCAAAACCAGAAACAGAAACACAACCAGCCATTGATCCTAAAGTATTAGAAGATTCGAATTTAGAACTGGCAAAAGTTAAATCAGATGTTTCAGACATCAAATCAATGATGAATGAAGTATTACAAATTGCTGCTG